ATGGGCGAAGTTGTCAGGCGAGATGCTTGCAGGATATGCACGAGAGGAAGGCTTGAAGGTCACAGTGCTTCGTCCGTTTAGCGGATACGGAAGCGACCAAAGCCTTGATTATCCCTTCCCAACATTTATCAAGCGAGCCAAAGAGAAGGCGACGCCTTTTGATGTATGGGGTCGAGGAACGCAGGTGCGCGACTTCATTCATATCGAAGATGTTGTGCGAGCGACTTTTGAAGCTATCACCAACGATGTCAATGTTTCCAATCTCTGCACAGGCAGGCCGACATCCTTCATTGAATTAGCAGAATTGGCGATGATGCAGGCAGGTTATCTCGCTGAAATACGCACCAACCCGAAGGCTCCTGTTGGGGTTGCCTATCGGGTCGGTGATTCTAAGAAGATGCTCTCGTTTTATGAGCCGAAGATTTCGTTGGAAGAAGGCATTGCTCGCGCATTTGCCAACTAGAACTGTTGCTCCATCTTGTTGATTGTGCGGTTGACATATTTCGGCCCGAGCCAATTCACAAACCATTGAGGAAAAGTGAAGGCTTTGCGAGCCTTGACGGGCATCACAAGCAAGAGCAATGGAATCCAAAAGCCATAGAAGACTGACATCAGAGTCCAAAAGATGACGCTGCGACCGACGCTGAATGCGTAGAAGGCAGTGAAGAAGACAATCAGAACATCAAGTCCGTTCATTTAGCACCATCCCATCAAGGGCGCAGGCTCGATGTCTTTGACGACTTCGTAGAACTTGCCGTTCTCGTGGAGCGATCCTGCGGTGACAACATATCCGTTGAATTTGATGTCCACTCCTTGACGCAATTTGCCACCAAAGGTGGCACCGACAGGAGCCTGATAATAGAGATGCAGACCATCGCCGGTGGCGACTGTGAAGGTGTCAAGGTCTAACCCATCGGTGGTTCCGCCGTTGCGATAGTCAACATCGAAGACGACAAGATTGCTTGGCGCACACGCGATGCCGATGTTGAGAAGCGGTGACTTCTCAAACCATTTCTTGACTATGGCAGGCTTATTTGACGCCGACTTATATCCCTGCTTTACAATCGGAAAGAATGGCACCTTCTGTTGTGGGTAGCAGGGCAAGACATACCAACCGCGCTCGGCAAAGGCGGTGGCGATTTCGGCAGTTGTCATTTGACGAACTCCTTGAGGAAATCAACGATGACTTCTGAAACTGTCGTGCCTTCTGACTTTGCCTTTGCCATCGCCCGACGCCACAGTTGTTCGCTGACGCGGATGGATCGAATCTTCTTCATTCTGACACCACGCTTTCCTTGTGCATTGTCTTGATGTGATTGACGAGAGTTTGATGCGCGAAATTACTGCGCACTTCAATTTCTCTGCCACAGATAGGGCAGGCGACTGTGCGATTGGCAGACATTATGCGACCACCTCTTCTGAACAGTTGTGAGTGCTGAACGATTCAAATTCTCCACAAGCACCGCAAACTTGCTTGCGTGAGCAATCGGTGCAAGTAAATTCGAGATAACCTTGATTATCAACAACATTGCCATCAGTCTCATCAAAATTGTGATAGCACTCTAAGCAAGTGAATTTTGACATTATGCACGCAACTTTTCTGCAACAATCGCATCGACAAACTCTTCGCCACATTCTTCGCACCAATACTGTGACTCGTTGTGGTGTGTCCACAAACGCTTCTTGTTTGTATCTTGAATGAAAACCTTGTGAACCTCACACATCAAAACCCACTTGCCACCATCTTCTTTTGACAAGCCGAACCAATCAACGCTCGCTAGTGTGACGAGTCCATTCTTTGCCATTCTTTGCTGAATCATTGTCTTGCCTTCCTTTGGAGCTACTACCTTTCGCCCCAATGAGAGAATTGAAGCATTTGTCTATACGCCTGTCAATACATAGGGCAATAGACGCCTCGGCGTGTCGTCCGCTAGGGTGTCAGACCTTCCCCTCATACTTATCCACAAGACAACGGAAGGGGAATTTATGCAGTATCTGATGTTCGCAGGCGTAATCGCCTCTCTAGGGCTTCTGTGGGCCATTCTAAGCCTTCAGGACGACCCTCTGAAGGAAGGCATCAAGCAGGCTCAGGCGTGGGAATCGGCTCAGAAGCGCCTTCGCAAGGTGATGCCTGAATGAGCCTTTTCTCGGTTCACAATGCTTCCGATGGCTCTCTTGTCATCTACCTTGAGGAGCAGGATGCCAATCTTGATCTCCTCGAAGATGTCGTCGGGCAGGTGCCTCTGTTAGCTCTATCTCGGCTCGCAGAGCATTCGCAGATTGACTCGCTCAAGTCCGAGCAAGCAGCCAGGCTCTTGGACAAAGTGCGAGCGCAACTGCCCGATGTATGCGTCAAGGTGGCCTCTCTCACCGAAGACGAGGCGTTGGCGTTGGCGGAACAACTGATTATGTCAGTGAAATTCGCCCGCGTCGTCGCCGGTAAATCAACGAAACTAGAGTTGGTCAAGTAATGGCAAACCCGAATGGTCGCAAAGGTTCCGCGTTTGAAATCGGAGTTCTCAAGTGGTTGCGTTCTCGTGGTGTCAGCGCAGAGCGTTTGCGATTGTCGGGATCACAAGACGAAGGTGACATCGTCGCCTTCATTGCAGGCAAAACTTATGTCCTCGAACTCAAGAACCGAAAATCAATTTCGCTTCCAACATTTTGGGATGAAGCCTGCATCGAGGCCAAAAATTATGCAAAGGCGCGGGGCCTTGAAGTCACGCCGCCGTCGTTCGTTGTCATCAAACGACGCAACGCATCTATCGAACGAGCTTTTGTCATCCAAGACCTTGAATCCTGGCTAGGTGAAAGACAATAGTGAATGCTCTACAATTATTCATCCCTACCTTGCCACAACTACCTGAAGCAAGTTGTCGAGGCATTTTCAATCCGAATTTATTTTTTCCTGAATCAAAAGAACAAGAGGCAAAGTGTCTCCCAATCGTGCGTGCTATATGCGCCGGTTGTCCTGAACGAAAGGAGTGCTTGGACTACGCGCTCAAAGAACAGATACCTCACGGAATATGGGCAGGCACAACGCCTGCGCAACGAGGCTTCGGGCAAGGCTTTAGAAATCGCAAGACCGGCAGAATGAACCGATCCGATGCAATCAGAAGCCTGCATTCCTTTGGGCGAACACCGAAAGAAATCGCGGACACCTTGAAGATTGAGATGGCTTATGTCACTCAAGTTCTCAAGCGTGCTGCGAAATTGGAAGGAGAATCCCAATTACTCAACGCAGAAAAACAATCAGGGGAATCGTCATCATCATCGGAGTCAGTATGTTGACCTCGATGTTCGTCAATGCAGCTTTCGCACCGCAACCAGCAGTGCCTGCATCTATTATCTATAAAGAACGACCAATCTTGGAACAAGTCGATGCAAAGAAATTGGCAAAGGCTTTGTTGACCAAGCAAGAGTATTCCTGCCTTGTGAAATTACTTGGCAAGGAATCAGCGTGGAAGGCGTCGGCAAAGAATCCGACATCATCCGCCAAAGGAATTGGGCAGTTGCTTGATTCCACCTATCGCAATCTTGGGATGAAACATTCTCAAGCATCGGTGCCACAACTCGTGGCAACGCTCGCCTATATCCACAGGCGCCATGTAACTGCCTGCAATGCCTGGCAGTTCTTCAAAGAAAAAAATTATTACTGATTCGAGGGGATCAATGTCAACTGAAATTGAGAAGGGCGTCATTGACTTTGACGAGTCAATAGCGATGTGGCTTGAGCAATATCGCGCTGCCCTAGCAAAAATCAAAGAATGGGAAGAAGTTGCAGATGTAGCTCGCTCCCATATCGAATCCGCTTTAGGCGACGCCGAAGTTGGACTCTACAAAGGTCAACAGGTCGTTCGCTTCACAACGGTCACATCAACGCGATTTGATGTGAAACGCGCAAAGGAACTCTTGCCACCACAAGTGCTTGATGTCCTACAAGTTCAAACCAATTCTCGTCGCTTCACACTCGTCAATCAGGATCAAGAATGACACCACGAGTTGATTTCCCTTCCATTGATGCGCCAAGCATTGTGGAAATTCCTGACTACGACGACGATGATGAGGATGACGAATGACTTTCACATCACCTGTCTCGCCTGCGAAATCTCTTGGTCAAGGCTTGTCCGAGATTATTACGCAGGCAGGGATATGGACTCCTAGAAGCAAGCAAGTCGTCATTGGGCCTTCTGAAATGGGTCACGAATGCACTCGGCGACTTGCTTATAGATTGCTTGATTGGGATAAACCAAACGAGATGGGTTCAGGTAATTGGAGCGCCCAAGTTGGCTCTGCAATTCACAAATATCTCGCCGATGTCTTCTCTCGTCTTGAAGGCTACGAAGTCGAGCAACGAGTCACCATCCGTGGCAACCTGACCGGCACAGTTGACCTCTATGACATCAACCGAGGCATCGTCATTGATTGGAAGACCACTTCTCCTGCGCAGATGGATCGAAAGCGCAAAGAAGGTGGCTCACCTATCTATCAGACGCAAATTCAACTCTATGGCTACGGCAAAGCACAGACAGGGGCGAAGGTCAATCAAGTCGCGCTCGTCTTCTTGCCGACAAGCGGTTCGATCGATGAGATGCACGTTGAACTCTATGACTACGATGAATCTGTTGCGTTGCGAGCCTTGGAACGCATTGACAACATTCACTCGCTACTTGCGCAAGCAGATGTCGAATCCAACCCTGCAATGTGGGCAATGATTCCATCAGCACCATCACGGCTCTGCACCTTCTGCCCATATCACTTGCCGTATTCCAAGGACTTGACGAAAGGATGCTCAGGTGGAACCGAAACTCGTTCTTGAAGCAATGGGCAAATTTGAATCTAAGATTCTCAATGCAGTTGCTTGGCTTTTCGGCAATCGCGGTGGATCAGTTGCTTATTGCTATCTCAACATTGAATGGCCAAATAAAGAATTGGATCACATCGAAGTAACCATCAACGATGTGAAACGAATGCACGAAGAAGATGAAATGAACAAACAAACAGAAAAGGAGACGGGGGAATGACCTTCGCAGCACCATCAACGCAGAGCGAATCCGTCAAGGTCGCTGACCTTGCAGGACACTTGCTCATCATCACACCGACTGAATATAAAACAGGTATTCAGACCATTCACGGATCAGCAGAGGCCGTGGAAGTCGAGGTCATTGACCTTGACACCAAGCAGACGCACGCATCATTGCTTTGGTTCAATGTAGCTCTACGCAATGCACTGAAGAACAAAATCGGTCAGAAGGTCTTGGCAAAGATTGGTCAAGGCGCGGCGAAGCCTGGCAAATCGGCGCCGTGGATTTTGATTGATGCCACAGGCGATGCCAATGCCGTCGCCCTTGCCAATGCGTATCTGACAAGCGCACCTGCACCTGCGGCTGCGCCTGTGATACCACAGGCGGCGACCTTGGCAGCGACGGCAGGCATTACGCCTGAAGTTGCCGCGCTTCTTGCACAATTAGGGGCGAAGCCCGCTTAAATGTGAGTGACAGGCGGGTTCCTTCCGTCTCCGCCTGTCGTCATGCCGGTCGTCGGTGCCTACCTTTCCACCGATGACCAACCGCAGTGCCTGGGGGCGATGAGATACGGGGTCATTCATCGGCAGGTTCAATTCCTGCCACTGCACTCGATGAACAAAGGAGATGCAATGCCGACATACGAGTTCAAATGTCAGAAGTGTTATATGACTCTTGAACAGTATTTTGAATTAGGTGATGAACCAACAATGCGTTGCTTTGAGTGTCAAGAAGAGATGATCAAGATGTTCACACCACCTGCAATTCATTTCAAAGGTGATGGATGGGGCGGTCAATGAAATGTCGCCATATTTATCAACGCCTTGCGGTGAGCATTTGCCCTGATTGCGGCGGTGACACCCATGAAACTGATTTTGAATTGCAACAAAAACTTCATAAGCAATGGATTGATGATGGCAAGGCCGATTGGAATATTTGTCCACTCGGGGGAACGCTGAGGGGATGGTGGTCGATATGACAACGGCAGTGTCACTGTTTGCAGGCGTTGGCGGTTTTGATTTAGCTCTTGAACGAGCAGGAGTCACAGTTGTCGCATCTGTCGAATGGGATAAGCACGCACAGAAGGTTTTAGCACGACAATTTCCACACTCAACTATTTTCGGAGACATTCAGGGGGTAACAGGTGAACAATTACGAGCAGCAGGATTTGATCCCACCGACGGAATCATCACCGGCGGATTTCCTTGCCAAGACCTTTCCGTCGCTGGCAAGCGAGCAGGATTGGCAGGACAACGCAGTGGTCTTTTCTGGGAAATCTGCCGACTCTTGGACGAAACGAGAACGCAAACTTTTATCCTCGAAAACGTCCCTGGTCTTCTTTCCTCAAATAACGGAAGAGATATGGCCGTCGTCATTGAAGCGTTGGTCGAGCGCGGGTATCGCATCGCGTGGCGGGTGCTTGATGCTCAATACTTCGGAGTTCCCCAACGACGCCGTCGAGTCTTCATTGTCGGATGTCTTGGAAACAAATTCGATCCCGCAGAAATATTGGCTTTCTCGAAAGGCGAAGGACGGAATTTTGTCGAGGGGAACACGACAGAACAAAGAACTACCTCAAGCATTAACGACGGCACTCCTTCGAATTTGATGACATTTTCGAAAGTAAGAAGAGCGCAAAATAAAGATGATTGGGAGACTTGGACTGAGCGTAATTTCACAAATACGCTCAATTTATTCGATAACACTAATGAAGCGCGTGCAACTGAATTGATTATTCAAGACGGAGACGTGAGAAGATTGACACCGCTTGAGATGGAAAGATTGCAAGGATTTCCCGATCATTGGACTGCATATCAATCTGATTCACGACGATTTCAACAAATAGGAAATGCCGTTGCAGTTCCTGTTGCGCAGTTTATTGTGAACGGGATTGTCAACAATGTCTGATTCTTGCGTTGCTTGTGGTAATGATGACGGTCACTACAAAATTTGTTTAGATTGTCTTGAAAAAATACCTTGCATTTGTGAGGAAAAAAATGACTAAAGTTTGCGGTGATGGTGTATTGGCAACACAGGGAACATTCCTGTTCTCAGAAGGCGGTTCAATTCCGACCTCACCGCTCCAAACTTGTTCCGAGATAAGTTATGGAGCTGCCTATGAACTTGTTACAAAGTATCATTATTTAGGCAGCACAAGATTTATTGGGCAATTTTGCTTTGGACTTGTAGAAGGATGGGAAATAGTCGGAGCAGTTGTTTATTCTCCGTTATCTGTTCCGAATTCTGCTTTGAGTGCTTTTGGATTAGCACGAGGACACTATCCTGATCTTGTTGAAATGTCTCGAATGGTCTTGCGTCCTGATTTGAATGGAACAAACGCAGGTTCCAAATTGATTGGTTACAGTTTGCGAGCATTGAAGAAGAAAAATATTCGTGCGGTCATTACTTATGCGGATTCGAGTAGGCATTACGGAGCAATCTATCAAGCGTGCAACTTCACTTATCACGGATTGACGCCTCAGAAAAATGACTTCTATTTCGCCGACGGTCGAAAATTGACTCGTGGTAAATCAAAAGGTTTTGAAGGTAAATGGGTGCCGCGAAGTCGCAAACACCGTTATCTTTACATTTTTGATCCAACTTTGAAAAGTATTTGGCCACAAGAGAAATTTCCAAAAGAAAAATAGGAAAGGGAGCAATGACGGGGGAAATCTTACGAACGGCGCTTGAGTTCGCTGCCAATGGCATCTGTGCAGTTCCTGTTGCCACTGACGGAAGCAAGCGACCTGCGCTATCGAATTGGAAGCAGTATCAGGAGCGACAACCGAACCCTGAAGAATTGTTGACCTGGTTTTCTAATGCCGAAGGGGTCGGTGTCATCTGCGGAAAAGTCAGTGGCAACCTAGAGATGTTGGAGTTAGAAGGTCGAGCAGTCGCCGACAAGTTACACCTTGATCTCAAAGAGATGGCGACCAATGCCGGTCTGCAAGAAGTGTGGAATCGGATTAACAATGGTTATGTCGAAGTCACGCCATCAGGCGGTCTGCATTGGCTCTATCGCATTGACGGCGAAGTTCCTGGCAACACCAAACTTGCACGACGCCCTGGCGAAAACGGCGGCATTGATGTTCTAGCAGAGACTCGCGGCGAAGGTGGCTTTGTCATTGTCGCTCCGACCAATGGCACCTGCCATCCATCAGGCGGAGCGTGGACAATGCTCGTTGGCGGGCCGAAGTCCATTCCGACGCTGACCGTTGCCGAACGCGACCAACTCCACAAACTTTTCGTCACCTTCGATGCAATCCCCAAGCACGAGGCAATTACCGAAGACATCAAGCCGAAAGCCGATGGCTTAACACCAGGAGACGACTACAACTCCAAGGTGAGTTGGGAGCAGATATTAGAACCGCTCGGATGGTCAAAGGTCTATACCACTCGTGACAAGGTGACTGCGTGGCGCAGACCTGGCAAGAACGAAGGAGTCAGTGCCACCACCAATCACGCAGGCAATGACAAGCTCTTTGTCTTCTCCACTAGCACACAATTTGAAGCAGAGCGATCCTATTCAAAGTTTGCGGTCTTCACCCTTGTTGAACACGGCGGAGACTTCACTGCCTCTGCTCGCGCTCTACGCGCTCAAGGCTACGGAGAAGTCAGACAAGAGTTGGGCACCTTGGAAGTTCATTCGCCATCCCTAGTTCAACTCCATAACGAAGAAGGCGAAGTCGTCGAGTCCTCATGGATACCGAAACAAATCCAAGAGATTGAACTTGAGGACGAGAACCCACCATCAATGCTCAAGCGCGAGGACGGCAACTGTCTTCTCTATGCAGGCAAGGTCAATGCCATCTTCGGTGAGAGCGAATCAGGAAAGACGTGGATTGCGTTAGAGGCTATTCGTCAAGAATTACTCAAGAACAATATCGTCTTCTATTTAGACTTTGAGGACTCGGCAAGGTCAATCATCAATCGCCTCAAGACGCTCAAGGTGCCTGTGGATAAGTTCAAAATGTTTCGTTATGCCAACCCTGATGAGCCATTGGGCGAAGGAATCGGTGAAGTTATGCGAACCGAGATTATGGCCTACCTGCCCACACTCATCGTCGTTGATGGCGTTAATGCCGCGATGAACCTACTTGGTCTTGACCTAGAAAAGAACAAAGACGCTACGACCTTCTCACAGAAGGTTCTCAAGCCTTTGAGAATCGGCGGAGCAGGCATTCTGACCATTGACCATGTCACCAAGAGCAAAGACAATCGAGGCAACTACGCCATCGGCGCTCAGGCAAAGCGAGCTGACATTGATGGCGCGGCCTTTGCCGTGTCGGTGGCGATGCCATTCGGCAGAGGCATTGACGGCGCCTTGGACATTACTTGCACCAAGGATCGTCCTGGCTTTGTCCGCGCCATCTGCCCTGACGCCAAGACGGTCGGCGTGGCCAACCTGCGCTCGCTACCTGACGGCGGCATCTCGGTTTCCATTTCAGGTGGAATTGTCAAAGTCTCAACACGAGAGCAGAAGATGGAAGCAGTCTGCGACCTACTTCGTCGGACAGGATATGAAATGGGTCGGAATCAAATCGCCGATCACTTGAGGGAAGAAGGTCACGGAATGAAGGATGCCGAGTTGAAATTTGTCATGGAGAGCCTCGTGAGCAATGGTCATGTCACCTATCGCAAGGATGGTCAGAAGTTCCTTTATGGCTATCAGTCCGACTTCTTTGCCAATGATGTCAAGCCTTGGAGTCCGAATGAGTAACTGTTTCCCTGTTTCCCAACTGTTTCCCACTATTTCGGGAAACACCACCGACTCGAGCGTGCCAACTGTTTCCCCGTTTCCCCCCTATAAGGGGGGAACGGGAAACAGGGCAACGGTCACCCTTGGGCATTAGATGAAGACCGATT